ATGCACCGGTGGGGTCGGGCGGCTCGCCGCTCACGATGTAGATACGGTTCTGCGTAAGAATGCCCACCGAGTCATCCACGCGAAACAGGCCTCGTACCTGCTCGCCACCAAGGAGCACGCGCCCCTGGAGCTCGAGCATCTGCGGCGCCACGATGACGCTGTTCGCGTCGTCTGGCGTGATACGTCGAGAAAACTGCACGCGCGCGCGCCGCGCGAAAGCACCCAGCCACAGCATCTCACCCGCCACCAGCGGCACCTGCGCACCCTCGGGGGACACGGTCGGGATGACGCCGCCAGTCGTGTAGAGCTGTGCCACCGGTACGGCGGTGTGAAAGAGGCCATCTTCGAAGGCTTCTCCGCGGTCAGCCGTGAATAGGTTATCGCCCATTGAATTCGATTTGCTGATGCGCAGCTGCGTCGCGTTGGCCGTGCTCGAGCGGTAGTAGCGCCAACCCATGTAGTGAAGGTCATGGTGCGAGAGCTGGTAGGTGGCGGGACGAACCTGGATATGCTGGGAGCCCCCGCCTCCGATGGTGATTTCTCGCAGTGGGCTCGGCGGGGAGCGGTGCAGTATGCCAGCGTGGTCCTGATGCTCGAGCAGCACGCTGTAGAAGTACGTACCATCGGCAAGGCCACCGGTCCCGTTGACCTCGGTGAGGCTATCGAGGAACGCCGTCGGCATGTGGAGCTCCATCGTCTCCACGCCGTCGTACCAGCCGACGAATCCTCCACCGAAAACGAGGCATCCGGGCAGGCACGGCGCCGCAAGGATGGGCGCGTCGAATTCGAGACGAACCTCGTCCCACGCCACATCGATTTCGTCCGTGGGCTCTCCGGGGATGGCCTCTGCGATGCCAGGGAACATCCCCACGAAGGTCACGTTGTCGTCGAGCACGGTCCACTGTGCGCAGTTGCCGTTCCGCAGAATCTCGCTCGCCGGTACCGCGAGCCCAACGTCCCACATCGCCGCCATCTTGTTCGGCTGCCGCGCACCCGCGCCGCCCGTCGCCCAATCGATGAGCATGTGATGACAGAATCCGATGGCATTGTTCGCGAGCGGGCTCGCTGCCGCAGCAGAGGCACCAACGTTGTACGATAGATGTTGATAGACGCGGTTTCGGTATCCGAATGGGCGCCCGATGGGGACCATGTTCGGTACGTAGACCGCCGTCTCTTGGATGGCCCCCGATGCCTTCACCACTGTGGCGTTCACCGACCGGCAAAAATCGGATGCGCCCACGTTGATGATGCTCGTGAAGTGCATCCATGAGCACGTGAGCCGGCTCGTTCCCGCCGAGTCGTTCACCACCTTGCACGAGACGTTGTCGAACTCGTCATCGGCAGCGCCCGTCTGGAGAAGCGTCGGGCCCCAATCCGGGGTCAGGTCCGTGCTGCGCGCAAAGACATGCACTTCGTCCAATGTGGTGATGACGAAGTCCTGAACGGCGATCACAAAGAGCGACGCGGTGCCGTCCTCGAGCCCCACGCGGATGTAGTTCTCCTCTGCGTCTCCTGTAATGGTGGCCGTGTCGACCGGCGTGTCGGTGTCGTCGAAGGACGCGAGCTCGATGTCGAAGGTCGTGTTGTCGATCCATGCAATCGCCCACCCACCGTTGAAAGGCACACCGTCAAACGTGCGCGCGGGACGCCCAGTCTCGAGGTAGAGGTTGGTTGTCGCGGCCGCTCCCAACGCATCGACAGGGGATGTGAATGGTGTGGCCTCGGGCCACTTATAGACGAGCAGATTTCCCGGTGCGGCCAGGTCTTGCGCAAACACGATGTAATGGGTGTTCGTCGCCGGAAGGAAGAAGCACCGCGGAGCGCGCGGGATGACGGTGCTCGTGACGAGGAGGAGCCGGTCGCGCATCACCACCTCACCCGTGGCGATGCTGCGTGCCTGCACTTCGAGGTAGCGCTCTTGAGTGCTTGCAGTGCTCACGCCAAGGCGCTCTGCCTCGGCAGCGTAGAGCATGTATTCGGTGCCCACCGACACGTCCGCGGCGTTGTACTTGGGTCCGCCACGAAACTGCTCCCGAATCTCAGGCACACAAGGGGACACGCGTCCGCGGTCAATCCATTTGTCCTCGAGCTCGTGATACGCGTAGAGCGTTCGATGGCCGAGGATGAGCAGCTCACCGCCATCGCTCGTCTCGGTGTGCGCCAGTCCACGCACCGGACCCTCGGCATCCACCTGTCCACTGGTCGACCGATTGCGCGACACCGGCTTGAAGCCGTTGCGCTTCTCGAGACGCCCGGCCACCGGCGAATAGACGTTCTGTGCGCGAATGAGCTTGGAGGCCTCGCGCACGCGCGGGTCCATGTCCTCGCCAACGCCGCGGGCGAGCGGAACGCGAAGCCGTTCGGTCGCGCCCACTAGAACACCTCGACGCGGATGTTGACGGCTCCGCTCGCCTCGAGCGTGATGGTGCTCGAGGTCCACGCATTGCGCCACACGCTCTGATTGGCGTCGATGTCGACGATCCTCCACCCACGCGGCAGCCGGCGCAGATGATGGTGGAGCGTGAGAGAACCTGCCCCAGCGAAGGCGATTGCCTCGTCGCCGGTGATGGTGAGAGCGATGCGCGTCTCGACGTCGTGACGCTTTCGGTCGTTGCGGTCCTTATCCTTGGCGTAGCGCGCAAGCGTGCGCGTGTCTGGATCGTGAGGCAGCGGAGGCAACCGAATCATGACGGCCACATCTCCGAGAAGTCCGGCCAATCATCTTCGAAGGTGTCGTCGCGCGCGCCGCGCACGGCCAGTGCTCGCGTCACTCTTCGGCCGGCCAGCGCCATGATGCGCGCGTCCTCCGCGTTGAACTCGGCGGCGAGAGCCACCGGAGGCTGGTCAGGAAAGCGCTTGCTCACCATCCCCATCGCGCAATGCAGCACTGGCCAGAGCCACCAGCCATAGGGGAAGACGAGGGATTGACCCGTCGTCTTCTCCTCCCAGTCGGGCAGGTAATCGACGGTGAGTGTGAGCGGCGAGGTTGGCGTCGGAAGGATGCGGAGCTCCTTGCCGATGACACGGTAACGGTAGCGCCAACGCATCGATTCGTACCAGCCGGCATCCACGCCCTCGTACTGCCATCGCTCGCTGTGGTCGTAGGGGATGACGGGCTCGCTCCAGTTGCCGTCCGAGACGCGCGCGGCCTTCACGGCCATGGCCTCGGCTGGGAGGAGGTAGAGAGAAGTGCCGGCGATGAGTGAGACGGCGCACTCTTTCGCCGGCACAATGGACCATTCGTGGCGCTGGAGCTCGAGGATGCGATTGTGGAACGCGGAGCAGGACTCGTTCAAGCGACGGTCGAGCTCGGTGTCTGTGATGAAGGCTTTGGTGGCTTGCTGCGTTTTCTGATCGGCACGCTCACGCGCCCGCTCGCGCAGCTCCTCCCAAAGAATGACCGCCACGTTCCACCGCCTTCATCCCTTGATCATGACGTTGAGCCCACCACCGCCGTGCTCCTCGAGACAATGGAGCACCATCTCCTTGAAGAGCGCGTAGGCCTCGGCATCGTCGCCAGCCTCGAGCGCTTCGCGGTACGCAGCGTGGACGTCCTCGCCGTCGTACTCCTCGCTCGACTCTTCTGCCTCTTCTGAGCCTGCGTACTTCATGGCGTCCAACATGGTCAGCCTTTCAGGCGCACGGCCTTGACGAGCTCGAGCACGACGCGGACCTTTCCGGCTGGATCGGCTGCGGCGCCGGCCGTGAGCACCTCCACGGTCACGACGCCTGCCGTACCGCCGCCTTCGGTGGTGGTGCGCACGTTGACGTGGTGGAGGGTGACGTCACAGGAGCCGTGGCCGCGAATGAACTTGAACGCGCTCGTGAGGGTGACGACGTAGATCCCAGCACCCGAGCGGGAAATGCTGGCCACCAAGCCGCCAGCCAGAGCGGTAGCCGTTCCGCCCTCGTCCTCGATGAGACCAGTCGGCGGGTCAGCGCCCGTGAATGTGAAGCCATACTGGCTGACATTGGGCGCCCAAGAGCCCATCCCAATGTCGCTGTACGGTGCATCTCGATTGAGCAGCGCCATGGTCCCTCACTCGTACTCGACGAGCACGTCAGCCATGATGTCGAGCGCGAACCCGCAACCATTGGCCGTTGACTCGATGTAGATGCGGCTTCCCGTCGGCACGATGACACCAGCCGTGATGGTCAGGGCGTTGCGCACGTCCTGAGTCATCGCGACCGCAGTGCCGTCGTAGAGAGACGAGAGCGCGACAGCGGTGCCTCCGGCGCCGTCGTCATACTTCAGCTGCGCGTCACGACTGTTCGCGTCGGCGGCCGAGGTAGCGAGCACCGCGAAGCTTCCCTCGAGGATGCGAAGC